GATCTTGGCCTCATAATGCTTGAATATATCTTCAATGGTTAAAGCATTAAACTTTGCCATTTGTTTTTCAAATTCTTCTGGTGATAATGTTTTATCATATATATCGCTAACATCTACACCCATTTTAACTAAATCTCTTAATAGACTTTGTTTTTTGACTAATGAATAATTATAATCAAAATTAGTGGGGCTTTCATCAGCACAAATCTGATATAAACAATCCATACCACCATCGTTTATGAACTTTTCATACATTCCTTGTTGCTCTCTAAAATAAGCAACTATATCACTAATATCTATATGATTATTTCCAAGAACATATAAGTTATATAATGCTGTGTATATTGCTTGATATTTCTTATCTACAAAATCTTCCAAACGCAATGGGTATTCTGTTGAGATAATTAAATCATTGTTAATATATAATTCAGTTAGAACTTTTTCTATTGCATGAGAATTATACACAATAATCCTCCTTTCTAGTCTCCGTAATCGAAGTCTAATAATTTCTTTGTTGGTTTACGGTTGACAATAGTGATAACATTTTCTGTTTGTTGTACATCTATTGTTTCTCGACCTGCTACTTCCGCTGTTTTGGTATATGTATTATTTACATTTTTATAATACGCCTTTGCTTTTTGATATACATAAGGGATAATACCAATACCAGCACCACTATGTATGTCATTCTTTTGAATAACGAAAAAATATGTGAGTGTATAATACATACCCATATAAGTCATACCATCATTAAGATATTTCTTTAGTTGGGTACCTATTAACCCTCAATCAGGTTTAGCAGGATAATATAAACTTTGAATTAAATCTGTCACCATTCGTAAAGCCGCTTTATCAGCTTGAGCTCTATCGTGGCATTCTTTATGAGCGTAACGAGTGGATATTTTTACCCACTCTTCGCTCTCTCGATTAAACTTTACGCCACAATATTTACAGGTGACCAAAGGTTTAGAAGCCATACTATAATGTCTTTAATTCTGCCAATGCTGCTTCAACTAAATCTTGTTGAGCTGGTGTTGCTTCTGTAATCTTTTTTCCTGCTCCTAAATATTGTTCAATGATGGTTGTCATTTTATCTGCTAAATCTTCTTCGCCATTAACAATTCTTTCTTTTAATTTGTTAATAGTTTCAGTTACATCTTTATACACTGCTGCGAAAGTTTGTTTCTTTTTAGTTGTTTCAGGTTTTGTTTCTTCAAGAATTGTTTTATTCTCTGCTGAAATTTTAATACCTGAGGCAACCATTGCTTCGTCGGCAGTTTGAATTGCTTTAATTAATTCATCATAACTCCAATCAATTTTGATAGGAAGACCTTCTCCATAACGGCTACCAGCTTCAATTTCAATACGATTTTTATCACCGAATATACCGCCACGTAAATATGCTACGGATTTATTTCCGCCATTACCATCACTTTCTTCGTTAATAAATGTCATAACATCTACTAAACCGGTAATGATTTCTTTTGGTCGTTTATCTAATGTTGGAGTAATTCCACTATGGGTTACACCTAGCATATCTGCGTAATCCTTTTTCTCTGCATGAGAAATGAAGATTAGTGTATAACCCATTTGTCCTAAACTGTTAACAACTTCTTGGAATTCATCTCTAACTTTTCTATAGCCTTTTCCAAAAGCCATATCAGTTAAATCTTCTACATCTGCTTGAACTTTAATAAACTTTTCTACTAAGCTCCACATGATGTCAACCGTATCAATAATAATTGTGCTATATACTTCACGCACTTCTGGTTTCTTTAATTGTTTAACATAATTTTTTAAATCTAACCATGAAGTTATTGGAACTGCTTTAATGCCATCTATTAGATTGAAACCTGCTTCAAATGCTAATAATAATGGTTTTTCAAATTGGCAGGCTACTGTAGTTTTACCTACTTTGGCTCCACCATAAAATAAAAACATTTTTCCTTGAACCCCAGCTTTAACTTTATGAGGTTCAACATTTAATAAATCTAATGCTGCCATTTACTTACCTCCTAAAATAATAAATCTGCTCCAGCTGCTTTATTAGCTGCTGCTGTCATTTGAGTTCTTGCGTTAAATCTTTCAATTATATCATTGTTTTGTTTTGTAACAAGTTGTTGTAAATCTTTTAACTTATACTCACTTTCTTCAGCATCTACTGGTGGAGTTCCTGCTGTAATTCTTAATAATCTTACCGTATTTGTAAATGTTTGTTTTAAAGGTTCTCCAAATCCTAATTCTTTTTCAATAACTCTTTCATGTTGTTCATATACAATTTGTCCACATAAAGTTACTAAATCACCAGGATTATAATTATCGTTAATATATTTAACTGCTGCTGGATCATCAAATCTTAAAGTTAATTCATTAACTCTATTACCAAATCCTACATTTAATAATTTAAGATCATAAGTGTCTGTGTTATTACCCTCTCTGTCAACAACTTCTTTAATTGACGCAATAACCCCTTGAACCTCAAAACTATTTTGATTGATAGCATCGTTTGCTGCAGCTCTTATGAATGAGCCACCAATTCTCCAATTATTAACAATTCTATTATCTCGATCTGAATAAAAACTATTATCTTCAATACGAGCATTGCTAACAACTATTTTTGGAGCTTTTGCTATACCTACTGTTCTTGCTGAAGGATAGTCAAGTAATTTAGCTAATCTTTCATATATTGTATTCTTTTCACCAGACGTTTTTAATTCGTAAGCGAAGACCGTAACAGGAATAATATATTCATTATCTGTCATGATTTCTAGCTCACCAGATAGATACTTACGTCCGTTCTTATCTACCTTGTTTTCAAGGGAGTTATCCATTAACGTTCCTTGAATCGTTACTCTGTTTAACATTTGCTTTAAATCTTCTTTAGCCATAATATTCCTCCTAAATTAAACACATCTCATTATATCATTATTCTTCGCTTTTGTCAAGTTCATTTTTTAATTCTGCTAAACTTTTTTCTTCGCCGCCTTCTTCGGTGGTTACCTTAGTTGTTTTAGCGAAAGCGTCTAAGTCTATATAGCCTAATCTACCATGTTGATAGAATAAACCAAAATTCTTTTCTTTTAATGATGGATATTTATCAATATAACTACTAATATTAGTTATTAATGACTTTACATCCTCCATATGTTCAACTTGTGGAAATTCTTCTTTTTCTTCCATAAAATCCTCCTCGTTTTCTAAGAATGATTATCTCATATTTCTCACCGTTTGGCAAGTCTTTTTAGAAAACTTTTTTAAAAAATTTTTTATGGTTTTTTTCTTTTTAAAAAGTTCATTTTTCTGGCGTATTTTTCTAAAAATATTTTAATCAATATATTATATTATAAAAACTATTTTATTGTTATACGCTAGTTTATTTTACTTTTTTTGGTAAGTGCCTTGAATACAAAAAAAAGAGGAATGCCATGACTGACATTCCCTATACTATTAAAAGAATGGAGCGACGGCTTTAATAAGCCATCATGCTATCCTCCTTATTTACCAAGATTATCTTATATTCCTTTTGAAGTCAGTTATATACGATTAGTATAAATTATGTGTCGCTCCAAAAGTTTTAAGTAGGGGGAGATTAAATCCCCCGACTACTATCTATACTCAGAATTAAAGGTTACCTTTAATCATACGAGCTACAGTGATGTTTTCGCCTTGACGAGGAACATAAGAAGCTTCTCTAGCTACTCCACCAACAGTGATTTGATATCCGTTGATGCTTTCTCCGTTAAATGCTTGAGCAAATAACTCTGCTACAGTTTCAGTTCCATGACTGATTACTGGATTAGCTCCTCCTGGTACTTTTGTAATTACTAATGAATAAATGTTTTCCATATGAAAATTTCCTTCCTTTCTGCGTATTTCGCAATTCATTATTCAATGATTTCTTAAATCATTTACAATATAATTATATCAAATTATATTGCCATTTGTGAAGTATTTTGTGAAAGTTTTTACATCTAAAACATATCGTCTTGAGATGTAACTGGAACTTCTTGTACTAATACTTCTGGTTCCTCCCAGTATTCTTCATACTTATTATATTTGTTATCAAATATAATTTTAAAAGGATAAGTTCCATTATGTTCCATAACTAGGTCAATAAATTGAACTATCATTAAGGAAGCGGTTTGTAATACTATAGGTAAAACTGTTATTGATGTTCCACAAGCAGATACTTCTGCGTTATCATCATCATAAAAGTCTGCCTCATATTTACTAAAATCTTTTATGCTCATATCAATAGAATAAACTCTTGCTTGATCTGAGCCTAAACGACTTTCCCAACAATGAATAATATCTTTGTTTTCTTTAGCAGCAGCCCATAATTCTTTACGAACTTTCATACTGTCTACTAATAAGAATACATATCCTTTCATTGTATCTATCCCAGGGTGTTCCTCATCTGCTTTTGGTAATACAGCCTTTGTAAATACATTTACAATAATATTTGGATTAATTGCTTTTAACTTTTCAGCTAAAGCTTCGACTTTTAATTTACCTAAATCCTCAGTGTCATAATATTGATTTGGAATATTATGTATTTCTACACCATCAAAATCATATATATTTAATACAGGACAACCCATTCTTGCTAATTCCATTGCAACGAATGATCCTGTAGCTCCTACTCCTATAATATGAATAGGATATTTTACATTATCAGGTGAGAACACACTAATATGTCTTGATAAGTCCATTAGACTTCACTCCCTTCTTTAATAAATAATTATCTCAATCATTTATATATATATTATACTATATTTTTAATCCATTTGTGAAGTCTTTTAAACCAATTATTTGTCGAGGATGTCTTGCCAATAATTGGGATCACTTAATACTTCATCGAATGATGTTACATACTTTACGTCAACATCTTCAAGCATTGGTTTAACAGTTTCTCTACGGGTTTTAGTATCCCTCTTACTCCCAACTCCATAATTATATTTCTTATATGGTTCTGGTTCTTTTGAACTTGAAGACGCATATGTCTTTTGTGTAACCTTTTCTTTGATTTCTTCTTCAATTTTTTTACGAAGTTCTGCTGCTCCTGGGTTATATGTAACCAAATCAGCCTGATCCATATGTATCTTTAATCCGTGTTCATAATCATAAATATCAATATGATATTCACGCTTTTTATTTGTAATTAAACGGATAAACCAAGGGTTACCATCTTTAAAATATTCCATTTGACTATCATCTTGACCA